ATCTAATTTTTCATCTACCATATCAACCTTGTAAGCTACCTTATGAAGCAAATCTCTTGACTCTGCGTGTTGGCTGGTGTTTTCGCTTCTAAGCTTTTGGACTACAACTACCAAAGGTCCTCCTATAACGGCAACCACGATAGGCACTATCCATTCCATTAAATTAATTCTTTCCTTGTGGAGACTTTTTCTACGTTTGGCATTGATTCATACATCCTTTGAGTCTCTCTTATAGTTGAGTTGTTCCAGGATTTTTGCCCATACTCAACACCCCTAAAGCCAAATTTAATGCCCTTAACATGGCATTTGAAGCAAATATTGCGCTTAAGGTCATTATCTGTGCTTAATTCTACATCACAGGTGTTACATTTTGCCATAACTCTCCTAATAGTAGGTAAAAGTATTACATCTTATCATTATGAAAATTAAACTCACCTATATAATAACGTTCTTTCTTTTTTGGTTCTTTCTTAATGGTTGAAGCAAAGTAGTTTAGGGTGCCAAAGGGTGCGTCTGTTTTTGCTTTATATTCTGGTAACCATACGTATTTAAGCATTTGGTTGGCTATTGCAAAGCTCATAACTCGGTCGTCATGGGGTGAGCCATGGGTTGAGCCGTTGTCGTCTCTAACAAAGGTTTTAAGTTCAGCCACCGTAAATTCACACCTTAGGTCTAGTACTCCATCTCTTAAGTTAGCACTAAGTTCATCTATTGCCAATGGTTTAGTTAATGTTGTTGTGCGCCAACCCATTGTTTCGCTTACTTCTGGATTGCGTTGATTTAATCTACGCTGACGGTAAATATTAATATAACCTGACTTATTTAAAGCAGTTAGTGTAGTTAAACCGTGGTTATTAGACTCTACACCAATTAATGCTTCATTGTAAAAAAAGCCTAGTGCATATAATACTTCTTCACCAAATTTATCCGGGTCTACGTGCCCGTGCCAGTGGGCTACAACCACACCAGACTTGGCATCAATTACATGTGCCGAAGAGTAGTCACCTCTAGCTAAGCCTTCAGCAACGTCGGCACCTATTACATATCTAGCACCAGCTTGCGGGACTTGCCATATCGACAATGGTCCGCCGTCTGGGTCAAACATGTATGAATTTCTCATGTCTGATAGTTTTTTATTATAACCTTTTTTTGGAAAAGCTATTTGACATCTATTTAAACAATCAAGGTCAAAGACTGGTCTACCAGAACGAATAAAGGCTTCTTCTGGATTTGATGGGTATTCTTGATGCAGCTGCCACGGTGGTAGTTCTGCGGCTTGTGCATCATACCAAGATTGGTCACGGTCACCATTGGCTGACCATGGAAAGAATATACCTTTAAATCTATTCGTATTGTTCTGTGACCCTTGCCACAGCTGGAAGAATATATTGCCTTCACCTTTGGCGGTAGACAGACAGATGACTCGACCACCTACGTCTGCAATTGGCTCTATTGATGCCCAGGCTTCTTCTGGGTTAGGTAAGAAAGCCATCTCGTCGATTATAGCCAAGTACACCGATTCACCTCTGGCAGGCTCATTGGCAGATGGCATTGATTCAATTACTGAGTCATTAGCAAACGCCATTTTAAGAACGTTGTTTTGCATTAACTCTGGACCTGATAATCTTAACCAATCTGGCAAGAACTTGTAGATATATTTAGACTTAGCTAGAAGCTTTGTTGCTTCTCTTTCCGTCTTTGACAACATAACGATGAAACGGTCTGGCCAAAAGAAACATAACCAAAAAGAGTACGCCGCTGCCAGAGTAGAGAATCCTATCTGACGTGATTTTAATACGATTGAGTATCTGTTTTCTATCCATGCTTCTACTGCTTGTTTTTGTGCGGGTCTTAGATTTAATTGTATGCGGCCTTTGTTTGGATGTTTAATAAATACATAGTTAGCACAAAAGAAGTCAAATGCATCAACTAATTGTTTGGTGCTTGCGTCCTCTGGACCACGGCATTTGCGATAGTTGTACTCGTTAACTAGGTCTTCTAATTGCATTACGCCAAATGTTCTTTGCCCAGTACTATTGCCGAATAGAACTCGGACTTATCTGATGAATGATTTATAATGTGTTCTTTTGCAAGCATTATTTCAAGATGACTTAAGTTGCGCTTAACGTTGTCATGTTCTTCTGCTGAGTGGGTGCACCCTGTAATATTATCACGTATTACCGCAACACTATGATGCATTACCGCAACATCATTATCTGCTTTTTGTTCTGGACTTATATCTTCAATGTTAAAATCTAACATTTTTCTCCTTATTATTTCCTTCGTAGGTTTAATTAAACGTTTGATGCCATGATGTACCAGTTGGTGCCATCATATACACAGGTAGCAAAAGTTCCTGCAACAGCTTTACAAATGTCTGTTTGTGCTGCGCCACCGTCAGCTGCAATAACATTGCTTGAAGCTGAAACAATTTTATGGTTTGAATGATTTTGAAATGTTACAAAACGTCCAATGTATTCTGAACCAGATGGCAAAGTCACTACACAGTCTGTACCTGATTTATCATTAATAAGCCAGTTTTCTGTATCAGCTAAAGTAAAGTCTGCTGTCTTTACTACTGGTGCAGTTGATGCATAGTACTCAGAAACTTTAGCATAACCTGTTACTGATGCGCGGTTTGTATCAACATCAAAACCAACACCAGGAACTCTAAAGTTTGTAACGTTTGCGTCACCAAGTGTTATCTGATTAGATACTGATGCAGATGTTGGCTCTGCTTCAAAACCAATAATAGTATTGTTAGAACCTGTTGTTAAGTCTTGACCAGTTTCAGTTCCAATTATTGTATTTTTGGTGCCAGTTGTTACTGCGAGTCCAGCACCGTTGCCCAATGCCATATTCTGTGCGCCAGTTGTATTTGCTTGTAGTGCGCCTGCGCCTAATGCAGTATTAGATGTTCCACTTGTATTTTCTTTTAACGCATTCAAACCAATCGCAACGTTACTGCTTGCCGTATTATCCTCAAGTGCTGCGGTCCCAATTGCTACGTTGTTAGAACCGGTTGTGTTTGCATTGAGTGCTTGATTACCTAACGCTATGTTGTCAGTTCCAGTTATATTATTTTGAAGTGCCTGATTACCGATTGCTAAGTTGTCAGTTCCAGTTATATTATTTTGAAGTGCCTGATTACCGATTGCTACGTTTCGAGTACCAGTTATGTTATTTTGAAGTGCTTGAGTGCCAATAGCAATGTTTTGGCCACCAGTTGTATTATCTTCAAGTGTTTGAATACCAAGTGCAATGTTTTCGTCTCCGGTTGTATTAACTTGCATTAGGTTGGAACCAATTGCTACGTTTCTACTACCAACAGTGTTTGCAAGCATTGTTCGATAACCGATTGCTACGTTGTCATTTCCAGTAGTGTTAGCCCCGAGTGCTTGAACGCCAATAGCAAGGTTATTGTCACCAGTGTTAAATTCTAAAGAACGTCCACCAATTGCAATTAAACCGCTTTGAGTAGTTACAGACTTTAGTGCTTGGTTACCAAATGCTAAGTTTGCAAAGCCGGTAGTTATACTAAGTCCTGCTTGAAATCCAAGCAATAGTGAGTCACCGCCAGTTGTTAATGCTCTACCAGATTCTGAACCTATCGCTATGTTTACACCAGCTCCATTAGCATTTTCTAATGCAAATTGGCCGATTGCAATTGCACGATTAGCAGTTGTTTCTGAAAATAACGCGTTGTTGCCAATTGCTACAGTCTCAAAAGCAGTTGTTAGTTTACCTGAGGCATTAGTGCCAATTGCTATGTTTTGGCCACCAGTTGTAATTTCTCTTAGTGCGCCATCCCCGATTGCAGTGTTGTTACTTGCAGTGTTGGTAGCAGAAAATGTTGAATTAGTTAATGCGTTGTGGCCAATTGCTATGTTACGATTTCCAGTAGTAATGCTAAGGCCAGTTTGAGTTCCAACAAAAACGTTATTAAAACCAGTTGATGAGTAAAATCCAGCGCCAACACCAACGGCAGTACTTGTGCTCATGCTTGTTGCATTCTGGAATGCTTGACTACCAACTGCTAAGTTTGCACCACTTCCAGTTGTTAAGCTGGCAAGCGCGTTGCGACCAATTGCTGTGTTGCTGAGAGAGGTATGAACTAATTCACGAAGTGCGTCTGCACCAACTGCTGTGTTTGATGCACCTGTTGTTTGTTTGGAAAGCGCTACACGACCAATTGCTACGTTGTTAGAACCAATTGTGTTAGCGCCAAGTGCATCAGCACCAACTGCTGTGTTGTTAGTTCCAGTAACCATTGCATCCATTGCACCATTACCAATAGCTACGTTTTCTACGCCACTGGTTAACAAAGCAAGTGCATTAGAACCAACAGCAATGTTTTTAGCGCCTGTATTTACTGCATTGAGTGCGTTAAAACCAATCGCAACGTTATTGGCGCCTGTTGGGCCTGTTTCGTTCATTGCCGCAGCACCGTATGCGGTGTTGGCGTTAGTTCCTATTGTGCCAGTTGGTCCAGTTTCAGTGAACCCATCGAAAGCTCCACCTGCTCCTGTTGGACCTGTTGGACCAGTTACGGTGGATGCAGCTCCTGTTGGGCCTGTTGGGCCTGTATCACCAGCTGGACCCGTTGGTCCAGTTACGGTCGAGGCATCACCAGTAGGGCCTGTTGGACCAGTTACGGTCGAGGCATCACCAGTAGGTCCTGTTGGGCCTGTATCACCAGCTGGACCCGTTGGTCCAGTTACTGTCGAGGCATCACCAGTAGGGCCTGTTGGACCAGTAAATCC